TGGGGCGGCGAGTTCCGTGACAGCTGGGAAGCCTTCGCACCTGGAGTTGGATCAGCAATTCCGGCTGCTTATCCGTACACGCTGTCCGACATCCCGGAATTGCCCGTCACCAAGCGTGAGATGAATCGGGTGACGAAGTTCATCATCCAGAACAGCTCCTCATACGCAGAAGTTGCCCTTGACCTTGTAGTCCCTAGCGATGGTTTCCGTTATCCCGGCTACGAGCCAGAGGGTGACGTCCTCTTCCGAGGCACTCGTCCTGATGGCGGCTTGCGTGGTGACATCGGCCCCCGCCAACGCGGCAAGAGTGATAATCGTTCTACGGCACCCTTGGACTGGTACAAAACCTACATCCAAGGCGGCAAAATGCAGAAGGCAATCGAAAAAGGCGTCCGCCTGGAATTCAAAGGATGAACTACCAAGCAATCCGGGCTGCCATCGAGAATCCATTGCTGACAGCGTTCAGTTCATTGGTTCCGGCTGTCCCGGTCTTTTTCGACAACATCACGGCTGCCCCCGCAAATTCCACGACGGAGCACGTCAAGGTAAACGTAACTTTCGGCGTCACTAACGAAACCATGCTTGTAGGCAGTATGGACAATGCCCGTGGAGCGATTGTGATTCGTGTCTACAGTGAAAAAGGCAAAGGACCGGCCCGCAATCAAGCTCTACTAACGACTGCGGTAGGCGTACTTGAAACACTGAACAACACCGCCAAAACAACCACAGGCGTGTATTTCCGTGTCGGCAACATAAGTGGTCCAACCTTTTCGGCTAATGACACTTCGCCGCTTTTTGTGGGCCAGATAGATGCGCCCTACACTGCAACGGTGCTTTCGTAGTTACTGTTGCGGTTAGGCGCTAACCTGTATTAAGCCGGGCAGTGCCCGCCCCGTAACCTCCCCATTGGTACGCCCTATGGCCACCACCGTTCTGTCCGGCACGTCCGGCGCTCTCTACTACAAGCCCGCCGGTACTTCCGGCACGTTCGGTGAAACGAACGTGAACGCCACCACCGATGTCATCACGGTGCAGACCTTCCTGAACTTCAAGGTAGGCGATCCCGTCAAGTTTTCCGTGGTGAACAGCCAAACCGGCGGCACCGGTACTGGCACTCTGCCTGCTGGTATCACTGGCGGCACCACCTACTACGTTCTTAGCTACACCGCCGCCACCGGCGCTCTGACCGTTTCTGCTACGGCAGGCGGTGTGATCCTGCCCATCACCGACGATGGCACGGCAGTGTTCCCCAACGAGTTTTCGGTGGACTACGCCGACTACGCCGCTGTTGGCCAAGTTCGTGACTGGAGCTTCGAGATCAGCCGTGCTGAGATCGACGTCACCACCATCGGCCAGACCCCCGGTCAGTACGTGCCTTTCCGTAACTACATCGCCGGCTTCGGCGACGGTAGTGGAACTGCCACGGTCTACATGACCAACGAAGATGCGGCCCTGTCCAACCGGATGATCGAGGACGTGCTCCAGCGTCAACAGACCGGTGCAGCCTTCAAGCTGTACACCGATCGTGTTTTCAGCGGCGGCACCCTGAGCGAGACCCTTTCCCGTTCAATCAGCTTTGATGCCATTCTGACCTCGGCCAGTTTGAACATCAACCCTGACGACGCCCAGTCGGTCACCGTCAACTTCCGTCCGGCGGCCACCCCCACCTTCGACTTCTCTACCAGCGCCTGATCCATCTAAAGATCAGATTACGCAGACTGCCCCAGGAAACTGGGGCTTTTTGCTGTCTATTCCGTTACAGTAGAGCGATCAACAAGCACCTTGTATGCCTGTTCCCGTTCGCGCCATTGACCGCCTCCGTAAGGCCGCCAACCTGGAGCCCAGTAAGAAGTCCGTCGAGCTGTCAGATGGCACCAAGTTTGATATGTGGGTCAGCCCGCTGACGATGGCCGAGCGCGAACGCGCCCAGAAGCAGGCCAAGTCGGACGATGCCAACGCCTTCGCCCTCCAACTGCTCATCACCAAGGCCCTCGACGAGACTGGTGCCAAGTTGTTCAGTGCTGGCGAGATCGACGTCCTAAAGAACGAAGTCAAGGACAAGGACCTCCAGTCCCTGATGCTGGCGATCATCACGGATGATTCTGATGCTGAGGCAATGGACCCAAAATCCTGAGTGCCGAACTCCGTAAGGACAACTGGCTCATGCTCCAATTTGGCGTTGCCAAGGAATTAGGCATGAGTCTGACCGAAGTTCGGACCACCATGACCGCCGAAGAAGCCATCGGCTGGAGCGCCTACTTCCACATCCTGAACGAAGACCAAGAAAAGGAGATGGAAAAAGCCAAACGCCGCCGCTAACCCCGGCGGCTTTTTTGCGTCGTACAATGATGGATAGGCTTAGCGCAGACTCGTGGCAAATTACGGTGCTGTAATCCAGGTAAGTGTCAAAGGGCAAGATGCTCTCGACAAACTGGAAGGAAGCGCACGTAAAATTGAAAGTCTGATTCAAAATATAAAACAACAAAGAAATATATTTGACCAAGCAATAGGCAGCGCAAAAACACGAGAACTTAAGAAAAATTTAGAGAATTTAGTTGCTACTTTTGCCGGCGCACGTGAAGGTGCCCGGCAGTTCAAAGTAACGGTAGGTGGCACGGAACAAACCGTAAACATGTATTCCAAAACGCTTGCGGGTCTAAGCTCGCAGCTGGATACATTTCGTTCCATTGCCAATAACGCTGCAGTTGGAACAGATCAGTACAGAAATTCCATAGTAGCCGCTAACAAGGTATCAAACGAGTTTGCCCGCACCCAGGCAAAAGCGTTCAAAGTGAATACCAGTGTAAGCGGAATGAATGTATCCGAAGTTTTATCTTTGGGTCAAAGCATCCCTAATACTATTGAAGGTTTAACTTTCTATCAAAGTGCTTTAGAAGACGTACTAAAAACAGTAAAAATCGGCTCGAACGAGTTTAGAGCCCTGGAGAACGCCATCGCCAGTACAGGTGAGCGTCTTGGCGCGGCACGCCTTTCCGGCCAGGTATCGGCAATAACTCCTGCACTGGGACCGGCAACAAATTTGAGTGATCCAAATGCGTTTGCTAAACGCGAGCGTTACGCAAAAAGCATTGCTGACCTGGAGTACAAACAACTTATTACAGGACAGCAAATTGTAAAAGCAAAACTTACTGAAACACAGCAAGCAGAGCTGAAAAATCGTCTGGAACAAGCCAGTGAAGCTCTTGCTGCGGGCAAACTTGATATTGCTAAACGCCTTACGGTCGAACTCCGTAACCAGCGCATTCTGTACGAGCGCGCCAACCGTGACCAGGCGGCTCTGATGCGTCCCACCTCGATGGTGGCTGGCGCAAATCTCCCCGTACGAGGTGGAAAAGATATTATTGGTTCTCCCATAAATCTGCAAGAAGGAACTAAAGCTGCCGTAGCCCTGGGACAACAGCAGTTACGAGCAACAGGATCCGATAAAGCGGAAGCCAGTCAAAAACGTCTAAACAATCTGCTTAATTCTGCTCAGATTGCAGAACAAGCCATCATAAAAGCATCTGCAAAAGGTCTAGACATTAAAGATGAACAAGCAAAAATTCAGAGCCTTATCACAGAGCTACAACAACTTGATGTAACTGCTACAAAACAAGAGCTGTCAATCTACGACGACCTGCTTAATCTTATTCGCAATGAACTCAAACTTAAAAAAGCGATTGCCGCCGCCGACGCAGCAAGCGCAAAAGCAACTAAGGAAAAAACAAAAGAAGATGAAAAGAAGAAAACAGGATTTGGACTATCAGACGCCATTATTGGTGGTGCCTTCCCGCTGTTGTTTGGACAAGGCGTAGGCGCATCTCTTGGTGGTGCTCTCGGCGGCGGTTTGGGTGCCAAGTTCGGCGGGGGTAAAGGAGGTTTCGGTGGTTCTTTGGTCGGCACCATCGCCGGTCAGGCAACCATCGACTTTGCCATCAACAGTGCCGTCCGATTGGGCCAAGCACTACAAGACCCGACAGAAAAAATTGACGACATTATCGGTTTCCTTGGTATCGCCGGAACCGAATTAAACGCCAACATTAAAGTCCTACGAGCCCTGGGACTTTCATCTACCGC